GATCTTTAAACTGTGCTTGAGCAATATTTACATCCCAACGACCGTGAGGATTAACTCCAAAGTAAGCCATGTTATGCCCACGCAGGTCTCAAGTAGGCAAGCATTGCTTTACGACGTGCATCAATAGTTCCTGGTTGGTCTGCAACAGTGTTTGCTTTACCATCGTTTACTAAGTGTGGGGCAGGAGTTAACTGAGTTTGTGGTGCACTTCTTTCTGACATATAAACAACTGCGCCATTTACATTTACTAATTTTGCTTTCATTTGACGTTCAATACCCATCATTGGGCCAAATTGTTCTGGCCAGTAATACATAGATGGCTCAATGCGCTCACCTTTATGAACTCCACGTTGATAAGCCTTTTGATTTACACGGTTTTTAATTGAATCTAATAAACGGTCATCTCTTCGAGATCGCATTGTGCCAAGATAGCCATCTGGATACTCTGCAGAAGGAATACGACCAATGCCCATGCGAGACTCATCAATAGCACTACGTGCTATTGGAGTTCCTGCACCACCTTGATTGTTATACCCGTAAAGACCGCCACCACCAAGTGATTGCCAGTTTTGAGATGCAGAGTAGTTGTTTACACCACCAGCCATTACACACCTCTATTTCGGCGATTTTTTGCAATCGTTGCATATACTTCATTAACTGAAATCTTTTTGCCCTTATTAGTAGCACCACGGCTTATGTGTGACTGCTCTGCAAACTCTTGAGCCTTTGGTTTTGGCTCCATTCTTTCTATTTCACTAGTTGCGTGTGCACTTGCCACAAACTCTGGGTTAGATTCAACACCAGGAACTTTGCGACCAAAATAAACATTGCCACCACTCATACGACGTTTATCTGTTCCACCTAAATCATAACCAGCAATCTGACTATTTTCTATTCCAGCCTTACGTGCTTCTGGAAGTGTTCTTTGTTTTACGCTGATATCAGCAAATATTTTTCCGCCAGTTTTCCACGCACCTTGATAGACATCGCCTTTGGCTTTTGTTGCATACTGTGTTTTAAAGTTTTGTGCTTGTTCTGCAGTGTAAGGAGCGTCTGTAATTTTTTCAGCACCAGGAATTGAAACCATAATTCCAGGACCTTTTGGTGATTTACCAGTTTTAAAACTACGACTGGCTCCACCTTGATTTGCTAAGTTAGCGAATTGTTCATTACTAAGCATTTGGGTTTCTACCACCAGAGTTAGGTGTAACTGTTGTATTTGTAGAAGTATCATCCCAATTAAAAGTTGTGCCCATTGTTTTTTTAGACAAAGATAAAGGTCTACCGTTACCAAGACTTCTATTTTTCCATGCAGTTGCTTGAGCAGCAGATCCTGCTGTAGAAGAACTAAATGATAGCGGCGTATCTACGTCTGGCGTTTGTGGCGCCGTTGAATTGCTACCGCCGAATTGTGAATTCGACAATGGCATTTTAGTAGGCGTCGCCCATTCCACCTTGGAAATTAGGATTTTGACGTCCTGATACTGACGGAATAGTTCTTGCATTTGCCATTGTTGATGCTGCTTCTGGAGAAGTTACTGCACCATATTTTGCAGTAATTCTGTATGAAGCGCCCATACGCTCTGAGGCTGCGGCATTTCCTACAAGTACATTTTTTCTATTTGCTTTTGTACCGTACATTGGTTCTGCGGCTTGTGTATTTTTCTTTGGCATTAATTTACCAACGGAAGGTGTTCCACTCACATTGTTAAATTTTGTAGCATCCATGCCCATATAATCTCTTGCACCAGAAGATGTAATTTGTTCTGGAGTTATATCTTTTTTCATTTTAGTACCTGCTGACTCTAGGTGGTTTGAGGGAATGCCCATACGACGACGCATTGCGTGGCCCATATCTGTCCAATTTGCCATGGTGACTCCTTAATGTAGGTATAAGGATAGAACTAAATTAACTTGCTGTAATGGCGAATACAATGGCGGAAATTTCTCCGTCACGGGATTCAATAGTAGTAAATCCTGGTTTACAGGTTAAATCTAACCCTCTAGGGGCAACATAACCACGGGATATAGCAATTGCTTTCACTGCTTGGTTTACTGCTCCAGCACCTACGGCACGAAGTTTTACTTCATGTTTGTCATAGATTGCGTGAGCAATTGCAGATGCAACGCTTTGAGGATTTGAACTTGCACTAACTCTTAAAAACGGTTCCTCATTAGATACAGGAATTTCAGGTGTAGTTGTCATATGTAGTAGTCCTTTAGGTCGAATTTATGTACCGCTCCTGGAATAAAGGGTAAGGCTAAAGTCTTGGGGCGTCTCTGTATTTAAGGTCCTTCATTTGTTCGGCAACTGCCTTCTCGACCTCGTTATAGAAGTTTTTTCCTAAGAGCCTTGCAAGAGCGTAAGAATCTGCGGCATTATCATCATTAAATTCTATGCCCCATCTCTTGTATATTTGTAACAACATCTCTTGTTTTTTTGCATTTCCTTTGCCTGCTGCAAACTTCTTTAGGGTCATTGGTGGAACTTTTAAAGGAAATTTTCTAAAGTCACCTTCATCAAAGTAATCAAAAATAGTTAAACGAACTGTGGCTGATAACTCCCCCAGTACTAAGGCTGCATGACTAGCAAGAACTGTACCTTCCATTGCTATGTCTAAAACTGTATTGTTGTTTTCTTCAAGATAATCTAGATGATCTATTAACCATTGTCTAATATCAGCAAGTCTTTCAATGCCAAAATAAGGTGACTTATAAACCCACGTTATATACTTTGTTGGATCATCAAATTGAAGTGCAGTTAATGCAAAACCAGTAAGAGATTGATCAATTCCTATTGTTACAGCACAGTCTTTTGGTAAGTGACCATCAATCGCTTTTGTTGGCACGGCGTTCTCTTTCATCTATGACCATTTGCACAGTCCCTAGATAACCCGCCCCATCAACTAGGTTGTCTCTTTTTTGTTGGTGAATTTCTCGACAAATTTTTACCCAAGCCATTGCTAAACCAACTTGTTCTTCAGTTACTTTAGTATTAAAAATAACTTCCCAACCTTTAGCAATGCGATTAAAGTTGTCTAACGGATGATCGTAAGACTTATTACGATCACCCGTTATTAAACGTTGTGCTTCTTCAAGCACAGTTTCGTTATGGAAGTCTGACATACCGTCCTGTTATGAGTTCATTCTTTGCTTCAGTTGTGGTAGCCATGATTGCATTAAAGGTCTCATCAAAGGTTGCTTTTCTATTTAGTAACCACCATCCTGCTAATGCAGCAGATGAGTTTGATGTTCCAACCATAAACTTTTGAGAGCCATCAGTAAGTGTGGTGTAGTACCTGGCATTCAAATAGAAATCTACTTGACCTTGTGCACCATTACTGTATCGAGCAATGTATGGAGCAGCCGCTGGATCATAAGCATATGGTTCAGATCCTGACCATGGATTATCAGTTGCACCTACAGATACTGTATCTGTTAAACATGCTGGAGACTGAGTTGTTTTCTTATTTGAATCATTTCCAGCAGCAGCAATTACAGGAACATTTGCCGCCTTTAATGTTGCAATTGACTGTGCCATTCCTGCAGGAACTCTGCAGTTACCCATCACAGCACCCTGTGCTAGTAATATCACTGAGATGTTGTACTTCTCTCTATTAGCAATGATCCAATTCAAAGCATTCTGCACATCATCTAAACTATAAAGACCTGCAACTCCTGCTGGAGTTTGATTTACTATTCGAATTGGCAAAATCTTTGCTGATGGATTAACGGCTCTAACTATAGAAGCCATCTGTGTACCGTGATTTAATACTTTATCCGTTGTTGCAGGAGTGTTTGCAGCCCCTGGACCTTCCATGCTGGTTTGAGCATTTGGGCATCTTGCTATTGACATTAAACAAACTTCATATGCAATGTTGTTTGCAAATAAAGAGTTGTTTACTCCGCTATCAATGATAGCGATTGTTGGTTCACCTGCTGCATTAGCAGGATATATAAGTCCTGTAAGTAGTACCAGAACAAGCATTATTTTTTTCATGTTATGAATGTATCCCTCCGTCCCATTCGGGACTCGTTTGTTCTCCGTGTTATTTCCCTCGAAACTAAAGTAATGTCCCGTTCTTGATTTGAGAGCATCATCTCTAAGATCTTGCGGTAAGCATACCGTTCCTCGTGAGTATCTCCTAATTGCACAATCTGTGGGTCAGTAGCAATTTGAGCCTTGGCTAAACTTACGGTTGAGCCTTTTGAGGCTGCGCCCATCTTGAGTATGAGTAGTTTATTCTCAGCCATCTCCAAGGCTCTCTGAGCCTCACGCTCACGTAGTTGAGCCTGAACTAACTGAGAAGCAAAATAATCGGCCCAGGCTGTAAGTGTAGTAAACATTATTGCCAAGTCTTCACTGCTTAAGTCTGTTATATCTGGCGGAAGTATGGCCTGGTCATACTGTGGTTTAGGAAGAGCAAGCCCCTTCTTCATTAAGACATCTATTTCGTTCATCATTCTCCAATTAATGCACAGGACTTGCATCCTTTAGGGTCAACATTACAGGCAGGTGAAACACCTGCATCAACTGCATCTATAACTTTCTGTGCAGCGTTAAATATTCTTTCTACAATATAATAATCTGATTTTATAGTGAACTCTTTGTAATCTTGATCTGCTTTTAACTCGTAAATAAATACGATTTCATTTGGAGCATCATCGCCAAATTGTCTTTTGGCTAACTCTAAATACATTTGTCCTTGAAGTAAATGAGTTCTAAATGGACGGCGAATATTTTTCCAAGCCTTTGTTAAATCTCCATCAGCATC